GTAGGTGTCCCTCCCGCCGTTCGTGGTTTGTCTCCACCAGTCGCCGTTTGAATCCTTGTAGGGCCGTCACTGTCCGCGTTTATGTAGTTCGTACTCTGCTCGTCACTGTGCGCCGTTATCGGGCGCGCAACGTCTACCCACGTTCCCGTGTGTATACACCAGCAGAGAGCAAACCCCTACGTGGCCATGAGTGCTGGCTTGAAGGCGGTCAAGGCCATCTGGGTTGTCTCATCCTGTGAGGCCCGTTTACTTAGCTTTGCTTCAAAGGTTGCCCGATGATCTGTCCCGCAAAGTACCAGCGTTATTTAATTGTGTGAAGCCTTAGCGAATGGGTGTGCCAAGCCTTCGAGCGAGCATCGGCAAGTCGCTTTCGCGCACCAGCCAATACTCGCAATGTGGTGACAGGTTACGCTGCCACGCTTTCTGACCCGGTGACAACCGCCCCTGATCCGATTTGAGTTCCACGAATACCACACCACGCTCGACGTGGGCAAGCACTAGGTCGGGAAATCCAGCGTCGCCTTGAATAGCGGTAAGCCAGCGACCGTCGGCTTGTTTGACTGGGCGCGAGTGCTGCACCATAAACCCGTTCATCTTTGCAAGGTGAATGACCTTGTCCTGCAGGATTTTCTCAGGCGCGCCACGGCCTGCGTTAGCCATGTCGGCCACCGACCCACACGCCGAGAATGAACATGAGCGAGCAGGTGCAGACGAACTGGATGAAGTTAATCATGGCTGACGGCTTTGGTTTGCCATTGGTCGCGTTCGGCTTCAAGTTGCCTAATGCGTTCGTACAGCTGGGCGCGTTCACGCAGCAAGTCTTCGATGTAGTCCTTGGCGGTCTGCAAATCCATTAGAACGGTTCTTCCACGTCGTCATTGTTCGGTGGCGTGTACGTGCCGTTCTTGAGCGCGTCAATCAGGGCGGTCATCTCACCCTTGTTCATCGACTCCAGCCCCTGCGGGTACGGATAGCCCTCTTTCTTGAGCAGTGACTTTGCGTAACCGATCTGCTTGTCTGATGCGGCCCCAGCAGGCTGAGTTACTTGCACTGATGGCATCCGCGGGTCTGTGCCTTGGCTCATGCGATGAACCTTGCTCATCTCCTCACGCGACGGCCGTTTGTTTACATCAGAGCCAGCCATGCCAGCGTTAGCAAGTGCGCGGCCGACAGCTGATGTTTCGCAGTTCTCAACGTGGCTGGTTCTGTTTACATTGCCCGCACCGCGTACTTCTTCGGCATAACCCGTAGCAATACAGACATCACCAAGCCACAGTTCGGCACGAATTACGCAAATGTCAGTACCCGGCTCGGAAATCATATGTGTGACGGTGCGTGGATAACCGTTTTCGCCAGCCTTGTAAAGGGCATAGCGGCTTTCTAGCCAGCGGGCGTGACGCGCGGCTACTGGTTCGTAATCGTCAAGGTTGAAGGCCATTTTGGTATTCCTCAGTCACTTTTTGCACGATGCTGTCGTAGATGCGTTTGGCTTCAAAGTAGAACACGGGTAAGACTTGTTCGGTGGCGTCGAGCAGGTAGCACCGTGAGCAACGAATTTTTAGATGCGGGCAATCGCACTTTTTATTTAGGGTGCTGAGAATTAGCCCCACAATTGCGTGTTTTGTTTGGTAGTCGGTTGGGTCAATCATCGGCCTGTCTCCCATTCCCCAAGGTTCACACCTTCGCTGTGTCCCATTGCTGGGTGCCAGCAGTTAGACAACTCGATAAGACGTGCTGCGGCTTGGCTAAGCCATAGGTGGGCTAGGTAGTTGCCGGATAGGTGAGCGTCGGTGGCTAGGTTCAGCAGACGCTTGGCTAGTTGTTGATCACTGAGCGGCATCGGCGGCCTTCTTAGCGTCACGCTTCGCCTTAGCTTCAGCCTTTTTGCGTTGCATCGTCAGATTGTTTACAGCAACAGCCTTGACGTCGCTCAAATGACGAGCAATAAATTCAGACAGTTTCTCGCCACATAACCCAGCCATGTTGGACAGTGCTTCGTATTCGTCTTGCGTTACGCGGAACGCAATCACTTTAGTTTTCATTGTTTCTCCCAATGTTTATTGTTGTTATTTACAATTTCGCTTCCAGCGTTGCACGAGCCTGTGTCGAGACTGGCACAGCAGCTGTTGTAAACCCATGCAGTTGGACTTTACAACACCCCAACCCCACGGCCCGACGGGATGCTTGTAAACACCTTTCGACCAGTGACCCTCGAAAGCGATGTTGTCCACGACGCGAGCCTGCTCTAAAGCGGTTAGCCCTGCAGCGGACGATCTGTTGCTCCAGCGTTGCCACGTGCCGCGAGCAATGCCAAACATCCCGGTATAGGACTTGGTTGAGTGGTTGACGTTGCCGCCTGTTTCGCACTGGGCTAGGCGACGGTAAAACCGCCAATCCATAACCAGTTCCTCGCCGTAGGCCTTGCTCGGTGTTGCGGATAATGCGGTGGTGATGAGTGCTATGCACATGATGCGTTTGAACAATCCTCTGAAACCTCAATAGATGGCCCCCACGGCAAGTTGGTTGATAGTCGGTGGTTGACTGTCACTCGCTCGATCAGGCCGTCTGCAGATGTAAACACCTGCACCAGTATTTTCTTATCTTCCGACCATAACGGAAGCCAGCCGTAAACAGGTATCACTCGTTTGTCATGCCTGTGTAGATGATGACCACGATTAGAAACGTCACGAACCCAATCCCTAGCCATGTCACGATGCCGTCAATCATTTGACTGCCTCCCAGCCTGCGTCGGTGATGCGGCAAACCATAGCGTTTACGCCTGCCATCGTTGGGCGGTAATCCCCGGTCGGCTCGATAAGGCCAAGACGGCGTAGGTCGGCGCAACGCTTCCAGCCGTGGTGGATGCCTCTGATGGTGCAGGCTTCTTCGTCGGTTAAGCCGTAAACGGGTGACCCCATGTAGGCGATAAGCAGACTGTACGCCTGCGATCCGCGTTTGGGCGTGATGTGTTTGGCTCCGTTTATAGACCCTGCTGGGTCGGTGTTACGAAACAACGGTAAGTCGTCGAATGTTGTCATTTGTTTCTCCTGTCCTTGGCGACACCGTCACCGTAAACAATTGTTAACACGATGTCAAGCATTAGAGAACGCGGGTGGAGCCGGGGAGAAACCAACAACCCCACCCGCTAGCCGTCACTGAGACCAAGCAGTGACAGCGTTCTATGGCTTAGGAATGGCGCGCCACGCGGCTTCAAACTCCTGAGCGTTCTTCCAGCTGTTTTCAATTTCGACGTGAAGCCACTTGCCTCCGGGGGTGCCTGCGTTGTCGTCAGCTGTGAAAATCTTGATGCCTTTGACACCTTCACCACGCGAGCATCGGTAGCCACGACCCCACGCTTTTGTTTGCTTTGGGTCTTTGTAGGCGTAGTCGTGGATCTCGGCAATGCGTAACTCTTTGGTGTGTGCTATGAGCCAGTCCCATGCCGTCACAGCAGTTTTGCGGTCTGTGTAGCCGATGTCGCAAGCCCAGCCTGTGGCGTGGACGGAAAGGTTTTCGGAGCCGCGCATGGTGCGGTTTGCGTAGATGCCAAGGTTAGTGAAGGCCCAGCGGTTACGCATGGCTTTGACAAACCATTCGGTGACTGGGCTGGCTTTTTTACCGTTCCACGCTGGGTAGAAGGGGTATTTGCGTGGCATTATTTTTTGCCTCCAAGCGCGCTGTCAAGTTCTTCTTTAGTCAAGACGCCGTCTTCGTAGTAGGCGCGCAGGACTTTTTCAAGGACTGTGGCTGTGGCCATAAAGCCTGCCATGCCGGCGGCTTTGGCTAGGTCAACGCCAAGGATTGCACCGCCTGCGAGAGCGGACAGGGCTGACGTGCCGAACACGGCAAGGATGCGGGCGATGACGGTAGTAAGTTTCATTCTGAGTCCTCCATAAAGACGGTTAACAGTAAGTGTAAGACAAGCGCAATGGCTGTGCCATAAATTGCTGCAGATCGTGTTGACCCGCCGAGCGTGATGATGACATACCACGACCCAAGCAGGGTCAGTGGCAGGGCTTTAAGTTCTTCTTTCATTTTCTCTTTCCAATGGGTGCGAGCGCCGTGGTGACGACGCTGATGACAAGAACGGTTTGGGCTTGCATTGGCGTGACGCCAGCTGCAAGTTGTGCGCCGATGACCGCGGACGCTTGTTGGATGCGTGGGTCTTGTAGCGGCGGGGCGACTGTGGTTGTGGTGGTTTCGGGTACGGTCGTTGTGGTGAAAATTGACGTCGTGGTTTCGACCGGTATTGCGTTTGTGCTTGTGGTGGCTGGAATGGTGCTACTGCTGACCGCTTGAGTTGTGGTCGGCGCGACTGTAGTGGTCGTGGTCGTAGTTGTTGTTGTGGTGGTGGTCGACGTTGTTGTCGTGGTGGGAGTCTCTGTGGTGGTCGTTGCAGGCTCGGTGGTTGTCGTAGTCGCCTCGGTCGTGGTTGTCGGCTCTACGGTCGTTGTGGGGGCTTCTGTGGTGGTTGTGGGTGCGGTCTGCCCGTATGACCAGACATAGTCGATGCCGGGGTCGCCGTTACGCCACGCGAGACAGTCGGCCCAAGTTGGCCACAGCCCAGCGTCGGCGTGAGCTTGTGGCTGGGTCATCGACCAACGATCCGTAGTCGAGGCGACACAGGTGAACTGACGCCCACCGTTGGCGTTTACAACCGAGCCGATGAAAGCGCTAAGAAGGGTCGCTAGTGGGATTATGTAACGGAGATGCGTTCGCTTGTTCCGCTTCATAGGCGGCCAGCTCCTCGTCGGTCATCTCCCTGATTAAATCATCGATTTGAATTAATGGTCTGTCACTCATTGTTAGTTCCTATAGCCGTAAACACGAATAGTGCCACCTGTCAATGTGCCAGTGTTCGGTGTAATTGTAAACGCCGTATAAGAGCTGCTGTCATTCAAAAATCCAGTGAAATGTGCAGATGAACTTGTGGTGGCAGTTACGGCGAAACGGGATGTGACAGTGGTGCGAGTAGTTTCAAAAGGATTAGACAGTTCGCAATCCATAAACAATGAGTTGGTAGAACCGCATCCTGCGTATCCAATGCTGGTTCCGTTGTTCAACGCAAAGCCATTTACAGTGTTGGACGTGTAAGAACCGTAAGTCAAAAAACCGTAATAGCCAGTCGCCGTTGACCCTAATTTTATTTGTAAGTCTGCAATGGCTGATGACACTCCACCGTCAATAGTGATTTTGTATCGATTGAAACTTGAACTAAATGCCCCCGTCACGGTCACGCTTGACACACCAGAACCAATGGTCTGTGTCTTAATCAGCCAAAGGCCGACGGCGTTCATGTCGCTGGCGTTTAACACATCGCCTGTAGCAAATACTGGATAACCCATGTTTCTATCCTAAAAGGTCTGTTCCACCAAGGGTGGATTGTCCGACAATAAATACTGCGGCCCAACGCGCCGACCCTTCAAGCGTCGTATTCCAACGCTCAGGGGTGACGCTGTGGCTAACGCGCGACAACAAGTAGTAGTAACTAATCGGGCTGTAATCAGGGGGCTGGAGCGTCACGCTGATACGGTCAAACAGCTCAAGGCCAAGCGTCGATCCCCACGACTCGTTAGGTGACAACACAACCTGCACCGGGCTTAGTTTTGGGTACACCTGACTACCCCAGCCAGTGACCACGTCGCCAATAGAAATAGCGTCGGTGTAGGCCGCTACCTGTGTCGACACAAACTGTTCCGCTTCACCATAGGTCGTGACACTGCTTGAGTCTTCGTCAATGTAAACACCGCCGTACGACATTTCGATGTTTGCGACGTTGCGCATCGAGTCGCCGTCGTACTGAATCTGCACTTCAGGCCCAATTGGGATGCCTGTAAACCCCACGGCCTTGCCATAGTCAGCCTGAGACACAATCGACTTAGTTTGTGTACGGATTTGCGACTGGTTGTACAGGGTCAACGTGCCAGCCTTGTTTACAAACAGCGGCGCAAACTCCGAATCCGAAACCTTGGTCAACTCGAAGGATGCGGTCGGCGCATCGGGCGTCACGTTCAGCACATTGGATTTTGGTGTACCGGGTGTCGAGACAAGCGACATTGAAAACGGTGTGTTGCCGATAACGCGCGACACACGAGCCGAACTGGTTTCTGGGTACTGCCCCTCACCAAGACGCACAATCTCCTGGATCTGTGCTTGCGTCAACACACTTGTAAACATTGCGACCTGTTGAAAGTTGCCAGCTGTAAAACTGAAACTTTCGTTAGCGGCTGGGGTGTTACCTGAGTTCGTTTTAGGGCCAGTCGTGACGTTAAAGCCGTCGACGTATAAATACCCAAGGTTGATGGCGTAGTCGTATGTAAACGCAAAATGGTGTGGCTCAGATGTTGCGTACTTAATCGTGGACTCGTAAGTGCGTGTGGTCGTGCCGTTGTCAAAAAACGCATAGGCGAGACCTGATCCGTTGCCTGTTGTAAAGCAGTCAATGCCGACACCGAAAGCACCGCCAAACGCTGACCCTGAAAAACTTGGTGACAGCAAATCGGCGCGTGTGCCTTGCGCCCAAAAACTAATCGTAAACGACGACGCTGTGTTAAGCGCAAACGATGTCGAGCCGACTGTAGTGTTTTGCGCCAGCCCGTCAAACTCTGTACCAATTGACAGCGACGGCAAACCAAGCGCGATACGGCCACCCTGATAGACCTTGTTCGTGTTGCAAATAACACTGCTGACAGCGCTGCCACGGTCGCGCAAAGTGAAGTTCGCCAAATACAGGTTTACAGGGTCGTCCATCTCCCAATAGTGACGTGGGCTGAGCGACTGAATGTAGGGCATCGCCCAGTCGGCAGGCATTGACGATGATCCGAGCAGCTGCAACGCGTCAAAACACGACAGGGTTACGGTGGAGTCCTTGCCTGCGTCTGTCCATTCGGGCGGCCACCCGGCAATAAAGCCACGAAACACGTCGTAGGTGGTGCCTCCGCTAGTGGCGCGTATACGGATTTGGCGTCGCGGTAGGAGCTTGCCGTAGTACGGCCCTGACGCGTTGAATGGGTCAAAGCGGCGGTCACGGTTTGACAGGGTGACGCTGGCTGAGCCGTCGGCTTGGAGTGTCCAGTCGTCGGGTACGCCACGGCTGGTGCTGAAACCACGGCAGTAAGCGGTGACGTCTGTCCACGTGGGCGACACGACATAGGGGCCGTCGTTAAATGCGATTTCAACTATCGGCGTGGGGTATGGCATTAGCGCCCACCGTTTCGACGCTCGAAGTTGTTCAGCACGTTGTACACCTGTCGACCGATTTCGATTGGGTCACCGATGCCTGTTTGTACTGTGATGTTTACACCTGAGCCTGAGCCGCGTATTCCGCGCAACGAGCCGGGGTTGATTGATGTGTCAATCGTGCCAAATGTTGGGACGCTGATTGGCGACACGTCTTTACGGCCCGGTATCAGGTTGAACAACGGTGAGCCTGAAGCGTAATACAACCCTTTACCAAGGTTGTTAATGAAATTAGCAATACCGTTAAGGCTGTTGGCTAGGTCGTTGATTTGTTGTCCTGCTGCGTTAAGTTGCCCGTTTTCGTCATAAAGCAAAGTGGACAAGATGAACTTAAGTTCGTCCATTGCGCCAGCAACACCGTCACGACCAAACGCGTCTGCAATTTGGATACCGTACTCAGCCAGTTTCTTAAGGTACGGAAGCACCGCCTGCCCCAGCGACTCTTTCAGCTCGTCAATGGTGATACGGAAGCGCGCCATCGTGCCTTCAAAGGTTTGAGCATTCTCTAACGCTGATCCGCTGAAACGCTTTTCAAGGTCTTTTTGAATGTCGTTGAAGTCCATTGCCTTGAGCGCGGCTTTGTCGTAGCCGACACCCAACCGACCGATGGCGGTATTGGAACCGTCAAAACTTT